AATTTTCCTATTTTGCTTGCAATATTATATTAAATTAAAGTTGTAAGCTAGTCAAATTTTAGGCTGATTTTATCTAAGCAACCGAGGACGGACCGTTATCTAAAAAAATATTTCCCGCAATAGATATTCTTGTTTGATTAGATTTTTGAAAAGGATAAACTATATGCTGCAAAAGAGATGGAAATAACACGACTGTTCCTTCATCCTCTTTGCTTAGATCAATATTATAAACAACTTGCTTACCGATTGTTGTGCTATAATTAAATGAAAAAACAGATCTAACAGGTATTTTAACCCAAATGTTAAATGAAAAAATGCCATCGTGAATATGCAATGGAATATGTTCACCTTTCTTTTGATAGTTAATCCAAATCCTTCCAAAAGTTAAAGGAGCAGGTTTAGTTAAAACAGTAATGTGTTGCAAATATTCTGGAAAACTTGTTATATATTTTTCTTGCATTTCATTTAAAAAAATTTTTATGTCATTTAAATTTTTCTCTAAAAAATAATGATTAGCTACTCCAGGGTTAGTTAGACCAGATATAAATTTTTCTTTTTTATTTTTATTTAAACACTCTTTTAGAATAGATTGATATAAATTTTTAGGTAGTTTAGATTTTATTATCCCGTAGTTTACTAAATTAATTTTTTCCATTAAGGTCTTTCTATATAATTAAAATTTATTACTAATCTTTGATCTGTATCTGTTTGTGCCACTGCGCTATGTTTTACTTTGCCATCAAAAACTAATAATTTGTTTTCTTGACATGTTATTTCTTTTCTTTTTATAGGATCTAAAAGAGTAAATCCATTATTAGTATTAATATAATAAATTGCAACTTTATGTTTAGTGTCATCATCTACATGAAAATTACAAGCTGTTTGTATTCTTCTATTAATTACCAAATTAGCTTTTATTCTAAGTATCTTACGTGGTTTAATTTTTTTAATTATAGGTTCTATTAATTGATAAACAAAAGGTGAAGTCTCTATTTTGTTATTATACCAAATTCTGTGTGTAAAAAAAGATGGATCTGCTGGTTCGTTTCCATCATTATATGTTTGTTCTTTATTATAAAACCAAGCTATGTTTTCTCTGGAAAAATGATTTTTTATTTTAATAAAATCCCCTTGATTTAAATAGTCCTGTATTTCTTTATAAAACATTATTTCTCTATGATAATATTCCACTCTAGATTTAAAATTAGTGAATCTAATAACACATCTTTTAATCTATGTTTTTTTAAATACTTATGCAGCTCATCTATATCTACAACAATAAATTTATTTTTCACGTCAAAAACCATTTTATCAGCTTTTGTTTTAAAACTACTTTCCTTAAAATTATTTTTTATAGGTTTGGTATCAAATTTATAAAAGCCATTATTTAGATTACCTGCTATATCCCATGAATCTTTTTTAGTTGGATATTTAATGTTTTTTAAATAATGTTTAAACGATTTTATTTTCATGAAACCAAGCTGGAAGACCTATATGTGGGCGTTTATCAAAAATATTATTTTTTGATCCTTTAGTTTTAACATTATTATAATGTAAAAAAACTTGAATATATTCCTTACCTTTAAATTTTTCTCTCCAATGTTGTAGATCACAACCACGATAGACCAACATGTCGCCCGGTTTTAAATTAACTTTAACTCCTTTCATGCCTTCTTTTCCAGATGGTTCTAAATATATAGGCCAGTCACCACCACCAAGATTCATAGTAGTTGATATCTCACAACTAAATCTATCTTTATGTCTTTTTAATTCATCTCCTTTTTTATACACTCGTGCATAAGAATATGATGGATACAATTTTAATTTAGTTTCTTTTTCCATAATGGGTTGAACTTTTAACATTAAAGTTTCCATCGCTATATCAGCATAACAAGAATAAGTATTTGGTATTTGAGCATCTGCATAGGTTCCAAGCATAGTTTCAAAAGGCGATAGGTATCTATATTTAAGACAGGTATCATAAACTTGTCTTTTTATTAGAAAGTAATTTGCAAGAAAATCTGCAAAATCTTTATTTATTGTATTTTTAATAACAATATATTTATTTTTCTTGAAGGACATGTTCAAGATATCCTGGAAAAATAATTAGTGTTCCTGGTTCAGGTTTAAAATGAACTAACTCTGCAGCGTGATTAACTACATTAGTTTCTTTAGCATGCAATTTAGTTGTTCTAGCTCCAGTTCTTGGTTCGTGAAATACTGGGTATGATGTTTTATCACTACACTTTAAAAAATAAAAACCTGATACATGTTGATTCCAATGTATATGTGCTGAATGGTGACCACCACCTTTTTTAGCAAACTCTTGTACCCACATCTCTGTAAACATTAAGGAATATCTTTTCATATCAAAACCTTGCCAATCTAAAAATTCCCAACATTTTTCTCCTACGTATTTTCTAAAATCTAAAAAATCATTATCTAGAATAACTGTGGTTGAATGAAAGCTTCTTCCAAAATGTCCCCATTTTTTTATATACTCTTTAGCTTCGGGTGCTTTTTGTGCCTCTTTAATATATTTATTAGAGGCCTTATTCAGAGATTTAAGAAATTCTGGTTTTTGTTCTGCCCATATCGGGGTTTTAAAATATTCACTTATCTGCATATTATCTAAATGGGTATCCTAAATTCCACATTACTAAAGAATACCTTACTCCTTTCCTTACTGGTTTTACTCTATGCCACACAAATGAAGGGAACACAATAATAGAACCCTTTGATAAAATGTGTTTAGCTTGGATAAGATGTTTATCTTCATCTCGTTTAGGTGGATCATAATTTCTAAAATCAAATTCTAATTCACCACCTGTGTATTCTGAATCATCAGTCAATTGACAGGTCATTGATAGTTTTCTAATTTTGCCATGATCGAGTGTGTTTGGTTTATCGAAAGGTTCATTAAAAGAATCTTGGTGCCAATCGTAATACTGATTTAATTTATATTTTGTAAACTGCAATTGTTCTGATGTGTCCCATTGAAAATTCCAACCCGCATTTTTATTAGCTGCGTGAATATACGGGTTTAATTCTCTATATATCCATGGGTCATTTAACCATACAACATTTGAGTCTCTTCTATATTTAATATCTTTAATTTGTTTATCGGATAATTTTTTATCTTCAACACCGCCTGTTCTTCCCATATGGTCTTTTTTTAATAAAGCATATTTAATAATTTCATCACATAGTCTTGGTGGTACAGCAGATTTAAAATACCAAAAATAATTATTTAATTTCATAAGTTACTGTTTGAATAAAATTTAAATTATTTTTTTGATTATTTATAATATGGTAAGAACAAGTTGATGGAAACATTACAAATAAATTTTGTTTTAAATCTACTTCCTCACATAAATTTTTTATTCTATTATTGTCGTAATAAATTTTAACTAAACAATCTACTGTGTTTACTCCATACAGCAAAGTAAAGTCAGGGGAATTTTTTAAATCCATTGGATTTACGCTTATAGGTGGACTATCATTTTCGTTAGGAATATATATACTTCCATACATTTTTCTATTTGATATAAGTAAATTATATTTAAGTCTCATGTACTCAATTACATAAGAATTTAATTTATCAAATTCTTTAGTAAACGTGTAGTCTTGTTTGGTGTACAAAGACTCCATAATAGATTTACTAATACCGAAAGAATCAATTTGATATCCTTTTGGCATTGAAACGTCTCCATAATAAATAGCTGTTTCTGACAGTATTTTCTTTCTCATACCTGATTAGATATATATTAATCTAAAGCGTTTGTCAAAACATAACCAGCTGTGTTATCAGCTTGATATGCTGCCTCATCCCAATCGTATACCCACGCGTGAGTACCAGCATCGTTTTGAGCTTTTTGTTCCTCTGTTAGTTCTGCAGGTTCCCCAATCGGACATTCCCAATCCGCTATAGTTAAATTTTTAGTCCAAGAAGGATAAGGTTTTTGACACCAAAAAATTTGATTTTCAGAATCCCACGTATGACCTACACCTGCGTAGTTGCCTCTAAAAGGTGTGCCACCTAAGTTATGTGTATTTTTTACAGTGTTGTAAGAAGTTTGAATCCACAAATGTGAAGGCCAATTATTATGTTGTTGTAAGTAAGCTTGTCCAACTGCCTCATCTTCAACACCTTCAGCATTTAACATATCTTTATTATCTAAAGTTACTACGTTTAAGACTTCGTTCTCTTCAGAAATTTTTGCAAAATTAGCCATATTATGAAATCCTATACCTTATCATTATGACTCCTGAACCACCTGTTGCCGCGCAGCCTCCGCCTCCGCCGCCAGTGTTTGACTGACCTGACTTAGTCTGGCATGGATATGTTCCTCGTCTTCCCCCGCCTCCAGGGCCTTCGCAATACGCTCTAATTCCAGCTCCACCTCCAGCAAAAACTCTAGTAGCGCCAGGTGTTGCATCGTCTCCGTAAGATGCAGAAGTAGTGATTTGAGTTCCGGCACCTGTTCCGCCCATGCCTCCCTGTTCTCCACAAGCTGTGGCACCGCCGCCACCGCCGCCACCAATTTGATTTTGTTGACTTGGAGGGGTTATACTTCCAGGGGAATTTCCATAGTTACCACCAGTTTTTCCTTGTGCTGGACTTGTTGGTGGACTATTTCCACTTGCTCCGCCAGTGGCGTTTTGTGCGCCTCCGCCTCCGGATCCTCCAGATGAAGCCGATCTACCATTTCTTCCTGCGCCATTTCCTCCACCTGCAGAAGTTACAGAAAAAACCGTAGAGTTACCGCCTGGTGCTGAACAATTTCCACCTGTGGGATTTGGAGCGGGAGCCGCTCCGCCTGAACCTACTGTAACTGGATAAGAAGTAACGGATAAAGTTGTAGCACATACGCTTCCAGCAATTGGTGAAGCTGTATAGCTTCCTGTTGATGTTCCTGGAGTTTCTCTGAAACCTCCTGCTCCTCCGCCTCCTCCATAAAATGACCCTGAAGCTCCTCCGCCACCAATGATCATATAATCTGATTTGTTGGTAGGATCACTTGAAGGAACACAATCGGAAAGTTTAGTTACTTCGAAAGTACCCGGACCTGTAAATACGTGAATTCTGTAATTACCTTCTTCAACAATTGTCCCGCCAGTAGCATTAACATAAGCTGGTTCTCCAGCTCCTGCTGTCTGACCAAAACCTCTTGCTGATACTGCTCCGAAACTTCCTAGTATTGGCATAATCTTTCTCCTCCTAATTTATTACGCAAACTGTGTTTGAGAAGCTAACGCTGTAAACGCAGCTGATCCAGTTTTTATAATAGTGTATGAATAAACATCTAATGAGTTAACATTTCCAGAAGATGGAGCTGATCCACCTTGCCATTCTGGAGTAATGGAAGAACCATCGATAGTCACTGCGTTATTGTAATAAGCTGATGAGCCTTGTTTTACAATGTGAGCTATAGTGATTGATTCACCTGTGTCCATAATAGTGTCTAAAGAATTTGATCCATCGCCTCTGATATTTAATGTCCAGTTAGCTCCTGCATCTGAAGTAAAGCTCCAAACTGCTTGAGTAAGAACATCGTAGTTAACTGTTCCTGTAGCAGATGTAGCTTCTGTTGTAACTTTTTCTGCAACGCTTTGAATTTTCCCTTGGCCATTGAAAGTTGCTCTTCCAAGTCCATTTGGTGTTAAACTAATAGCACCATTAGCTCCATCTGTAATTGTAATATTTCCAGAATTTGTA